TCGATGATGGTAATTCTAACAGCGTGCACTAGCAAGTTTGATGGGTATGACCCTACAACTGCAACGGTTCGTTGGATTATAAAACAAAATTTTGATGTGTTGAAAAGGACGAGCTCCAGGTGATAAAAAAATGCCAAGCGCTAAACACCTCTGGAGGTTACATATGGGGGACCTTTGGTGGCAACCCTCAGTATTCGAGCCTTTGCTCTCTTGGAAGTACGTGCACGGAAACCAGGAGGGTTGTATGATTCCAGAAACAGATAGAGCATACATCGCAGGACTCTTTGATGGTGAAGGCAGTATCTATTATAAAAAAGTCAAAGAGAAGAAAAAGAAACACAAAGGTCAACCAGGTTATCGATATGCCAATGCATGGCGTATCAGTATGGAGATTACCATGACAGACAGGTCTGTCATAGAATGGGTGCACGAAGTATTAGGATGCGGAACCTTCAACCACAAACCACGGAAAGGTTTGCGTAAAGATGGAACACCTTATTTAAAACAATACAAATGGCGTTGCACATTTAGAGATGCGTACTATGTGTGTTTGTTAATCTGGCCTTGGTCACATACCAAACTACCTAAGATACAACAGATACTTGAACACTATGCTGATAGTGGTAAAGTGATGAATGGAAAAGTTGTTAACTTACAAGAGTATAGGGAGGCGATGAGTTTAGAATGATTTTAAAATTTTATCTGTGGGTGATGGGTTGGTCTGGCAAGATTAATACTTGGGCTTGGAACAAACAAGCTACAATTATTAAAAAGCAACAACAGAAACAACACGAAACGTTAATTAGAAACGAAGAGAACTTTAAATATTTAGAGGAGTTAAAAAGAAAACTATGAACGATAAAAAACAAATACCAGTTCAAACATATAATTGGGGACCTTGTGTTATTAAATTTAAAATAGAGGATGAATATAAAAAATTATTTTTAGAAGAAGCTAAGAACAATACTGAAGATTACAGAGATAGTTTAGCAGGTATCATTGAAAAAGAAACAGGATATAATGCTAAATCAAGACAAAAACTTTTACCAATATTATCTATGTATCTTGGTGTATATGATCAAATGTACGAAAAATTTACTGGTAAAAAATTAGTAAAGAGACCTGAATACGTATTGTCAGCACTTTGGATCAACCACCAAAAAGCGAATGAATATAATCCACCACATGATCACGATGGTAAATTATCTTTTGTAATTTATTTACAAATACCCGATGAATTAAAAAAAGAAAATAAAGAATACATAGGTAAGTCTTGTGGACCAGGCGGCATAGAATTTGTGTATGGTGATGGACCTAGAGAAGCTATTACATACATGTCTCACTTTCCAGAAGAAGGAGAGATGTTTATTTTTCCTGCGTGGTTGAAGCATTGGGTTGCACCATTTAAATCAGATTGCACTAGAATATCTGTTAGTGGTAATTTTCATGACTCTGCACCATTAAATAATATAAAAACCTTTGCTCCTGAGTATATAAAAGGAAAGAAAAAATGACACCAGGCCAAGCACTAGGTATGTTGTTTGTTGGAGTTATTGCTCTATCGATTGGGGCTGGTGTGGCCTATTTAATATTAAGAAAGGTTTATAAAGAAATGCATAAATCGAAAAGAAGGTTTGATGATTTAGAATGATTGATGAGATTTTAAATTTACCCATTCCACATAGAATGAATCAAAATATAATTAATTATTTAGGACGATTACATAGATGGTCTTACGTAAATGACGCTGATAAAAAGTATAAACATTCTTTTTGTGACATGATTACAAACCCTTTGATTAAAGATTCAGGACAAGCAATAATAAGTTATATGAAATATAGTGATTACAAAGCAGATCATACTTTAAATTTTTTTGGGGATCTCGTATTTTCTTTGATACAAGAAAGATCAAAGTTTAAAATTAAAGATATAACTAGATTATATTGGAATTTATATACACCTCAATCAGAGTGCCAGCTTCACACAGATGATCAGAATATAGGAAAATGTATTTCTGCAGTGTATAATTTACATACAAATGATGGTGGAACACTTATCGAAAATGAATTTGCTGACTCTCAAGAAAGTCAAGCTGTAATATTTAGAAGTGAAAAAGTACACAAGGGAGTTTCTTCAAAAACAAGTAACTTTAGATTAAATCTTAACTTAGTGATGGAGCTAGAATGAGAGATAAAATATTAGAAAGTGTAGCTAAATTAAAAAGTGGTAAAACATTTATTGTTGGGTGTTATGATAAACGAGATAGAAGGATCGAGAGAAGAATCTCTTGGTGGTTAGCTAAATTATGATGAATGATGAGGATATAAAAGAATACCATAACATCGGTCGACCTATCAAGTATAGTGACAAGTACAGATATGTGAGTGGACAAATGTACGAGCACCACGGATCACGGATGTATGATTTTGGAAATGAAAGATTACCCTCAGTCACAACCATTTTAGGGTTGACAAAAGATCAAAGTTTTCTAAAGGACTGGCAGGAAAAGGTTGGTCATGAAAAAGCAGAGTCAATTAAGAATCATAGTAGTAAGCGGGGCACTTCCGTGCATAAATTCTTGGAGAGTTACATCACAGGGGTTGGGTACGATGACCTATCGCCCATTGGCACGGAGGCTAAACCGATGGCTGAAAAGATTATTGAGATTGGTCTTACGCCCGTTGATGAGTATTATGGGTCTGAAGTAAGTTTATATTACCCTGGTCTATACGCTGGTTCTACTGATCTAATCTGTCTACACAATGGTAAAGAGACTATTGTTGATTTTAAGCAAGCAAACAAACCAAAGAAGAAGGAATGGATCGAAGATTATTATCTGCAGATTGCAGCATACGCCATGGCCCACGACTATGTGCACAAATCAAAAATTGAACAAGGTGTGATAATGATGTGTACTCCTGACCTATATTACCAGGAATTTGTCATAAATGGGGCAGAATTAAGGCGCTATAAACATAAGTTTTTGAAAAGATTAGACATGTATCATGACCTAAAATTTGATGAAAAGGAGAAAGTAAAACCAATGAACCCGGAGGATTTTTTCAATGGAGCGTAAGGGTAGAATACATGGGTACTACTACGATGGTGAGACTCAATGGGTAATGTACGAAGACGAAGATGGTTATATAGAAATGAGAGAAATGGAGGACGATGATGAACAATAAACTTAGAATGGTTCTAAAGAAGAAATACGAAGCTGAGATAGAAGATGCAAAGTATAAGATTGAATGTTTCAGTCAACAAGAAATCATCATACCAGAGCATCCAGATATCACTGGTGAAGTAGATAAACTACTGGCCGTAATAGGTTCTGCTGAGGATAAGTTGGCAGTAATGAGTCTACATTATGGCGATAATGAGGCAAAGAAAGAGATTTTGTAGTATCTCATGGAACTATGGAACTTCGATGGAACTTTTTTTCTGGCCTAGAAGTCCCTATATATATAGACTTTCTAAACCAAAACATAAAAAGTTCCATGGTACCATCACTTTTTTTGTCACTGAAGAAAATAATTAATTTGGTCTAGAAGGTGCTATATAGTATAGATTAAATATGCCTAGGAAAAGACGAAAAAGAATTGCAACTGATAGCGCTCCCGAGATACCTTATCCGAGAGTCAGAGTGGAGTGGATTGATTGTGTCAGTGACTCTGGCTGGGCTACCGACAAAGAGTTTGATAGAATGAAACTAGCACGACCTGTAAATGAAGGTTGGTTGTATTCTAAAGATGACAAGTCTGTAAAACTATTTGCCAGTTATGATAAAGATGATGATGGTATTACTTTTGGGGATCGGACGATGATTCCTCGGGCATGGGTAAAGAAGATTCAGAAACTTTAGATGGAGTTACATCAATTATCTGTCCGTAGTCGGTTAAAAGCTGTTTCATTTTTGCTTCTAGTTCTTGTTCTGTCATGTCCTCTAGTTTTCCTGTTTTTATTATTTTTCTATCTATGTATAATCCTGCTGCTTTTCCTCTGTTTGCTTCCGCATTCACTGCAGAAGAGAATGATCCTTTTTTCAAAGCGGCTTCTCTAAGTCTACCAAGTTCTGCGATGTGTCCTTCGTAAGTCACCTCATGTTTTTTAATTCTTTCTTCTCGTAGTTCACCAATATACTTTACAACAAGTGGTGAGTGTCTTGGGTTTGTTAGTTCTGATGCTTCTACTCTTGCACGTTTGGGTGAGTATCCTGCCTTCAAAGCTGCCTCTGTTTGTGTGAGTGGTCCATGTTCGTCACCAAACACAAGCAGCTCTGCAAACCTCATTTGCATTTCTGTTAATTTTTTGGGTAATCCCATTAATTCATTGCCTCTAATTTACAATCCCAACACGTATCCAATCCTGCGTTGTGAGACTCCCAGGTATTAAATCCTCCACAAGTCCCTTGACACCATTCGTTGGGACGACTCCAAACATCTGCACGAATTGTTTCGTTGTCAGCTCCATGTTTTTTCATCTGTTCAGCTTTTTGAATTTTAGCTATTTTTACTTCCAATAAAATAGCAGAGTCTGGATCTTCGTATTGCGCGTATACCAACTCTTTTTTTAGTTTTTCTAAGTTTTGCATAATACTCCTTTACTATGTTTATTGACTTTTTAAGGTAACCATCCTATAAAGTCAATAATGTTTGTCAAACATCTACAGGAATACTTAGACCAATTTACTGACGGCAAAAGAGGTAATGCAGTTTCAAATGCCACTATCTACATGCAAGTCAATGGACACTTAGAAGAGGTTAGAAGAATTGAAGTGCAAGAGTCAAATATAATTGGACAAAGTGCTGTGCGTGTTGTATTAAAACCTACGAGATCAAAGTTAATTATCGCTCCTAAAACACCCGATTAGAAAGCCCTAGTTACCTTGAAACCTGAGCGAAAATTATATGCAAAAATTAAAAAGTTTATACCTGAAATATCGTGGATCCGACTTGAAAATCTTAGCTTATCCGGTACTCCTGATCTATTGGGCTACAATACTTCTGGATC